GCTGCAGCGGGCGCTGCACCTGCTTTAGCGCCGCCTCCCATGGCAGTCATATAATTATTAAAGGCTTGTCCTAATTTTAATGCTTTATCAGGATCAACCTTTAGTTCAGTAAATTTTACGAATTTGGTTATTACATCATCACCGCCGAATAATCTAGTGATGCCACTGACCATGCTATCGACAGCATTAGCCATTGCTCCGCCGCCTTTGTATTCTGCCATGGCTTGGCTAAAGTACACAAATGCTTGTGCGGTTGTCTTAACTCTTTCCGGACCTTTTTCACCTAAATCAATTTCAGCAAATTTTTTCATCTTTTCAGTTGGAGGATCTAACTCAAAGAAACTTGCAGCACCTTCTGCAAGTGTACCTAACATTGTTTGCCCAGTACCTTTATAATTTGCCATAGCATTTGAAAACATGACAAATGCATCTGCGTTAGTTTTAACTCTTTCCGGACCTTTTTCACCTAAATCAATTGCAGCAAATTTCTGCATTTGCGTTACAGGCGGGTCTATGCTAAACCATTCTGATATCTTTTTACTAAATGCTGCCCCTAATCCATCACCTGCAGTGCCTTTGTATTCTGCCATGGCTTGGCTAAAGTACACAAATGCTTGAGCATTAGTTTTAACCCTTTCCGGACCTTTTTCACCTAAATCAATTGCAGCAAATTTCTGCATTTGCGTTACAGGCGGGTCTATGCTAAACCATTCTGATATCTTTTTACTATATGCTGCCCCTAATCCATCACCTGCAGTGCCTTTATATTGAGCCATAGCATTACTAAATGCTACAAATGCATCAGCATTATCTTTTACTATTTTAGCGCCGTTTTCACCTAAATCTACTTGAGCGAATTTTTTCATCTTTTCAGTTGGAGGATCAATCTCAAAGGAACTTGATACTTTTTCAATCAGTGTGCTCCACATTCCTTGACCTGAACCCTTATAACTTTCCATAGCCTGACTGAAGTAGACAAATGCTTGAGCATTAGTTTTGATCTGTTTTGCTTGCTGGTCATCAATTTTAATTGATGCAAACTCTTGTAGTTTGACTAAAGGACCCTTAAATTCTAATTTATCGCTTAATTTGTCCATCAAACCGCCAAACAAGCCTCCTGCCGATCCTGCAGCACTTGCGGCTGAACCAACTGCCATTGCTTTATTAAATGCCATGAATGCTTCAGCATTCTCTTTGACTTTTTTAGCGTCAATGTTTAACTTACTAAAGTCTTCAAGTTTCTTCATAGGGCCATCTACGCCCAATGCTTTGCCTAGTTTGTCTCCTAATCCACCTACTATGCTACCTAGAGCACCTAAAGCTCCACCTGCTCCAAATGCCGCAAGACCCCCACCTATAGCAGCGATACCTGCACCAGATGCTTTTAGTTTTTCTCCGTCTAGTTTCTCAAATGGTGCTAATCCTTCTGCTAAACTTGGTAACGCTTTGCCTATGATCCATGTAGCGCCTGCTATACCTGCTCCAACCGCTGCTATAGCAACACCGAACGCTCCCGCACCTACAACAACTTTAGGATTTGCAAATGCGGCCAATCCATCTGCTGCTTTTTCTAAGAATCCTTTACCGCCCCCAGCACCGCCGGCTCCCAACCCTTGTACTAGTTGTCCGGCACCCGCTCCCCCCGGTATAGATGCTACTGCATCAACTGCACCACCTGCGCCACCTTTAGCACCCGCTCCTGCTTTAGGACCACCGAAACTGAATAAGCCTTTAATTTTATCCATCATGCCGGCGCCATCGCCGCCGGCGCCTGCAAACATACCTTTCTTAGCCATGATACCAAGTGCTAATGCTGCTGCACCTGCTGCTGCTGTCAGTCCTATCAATCCTAACTTAAATGGATTCAATGCAGATACTACATCTTCTATAGCACCTGCAGCCGCGATATTTGCATTTTCAAGTTTTGCTCTAGCATCGGCTGCTGGATCTTTACCTGCTTGTTGTGCTGCTTTGACCCTAGCGTCAACAATCTTGCCTTCCTCTACGTAACTTTTATTTCTTCTATCACTTATTAACTGTAATTCTTCTTCACTGTCAGCACCGTACATTTTAGCGACTTCGCCGGAAATCGCCATTTGTCTACCGGTAGTTTCTACTCTTTGGCCAAATTTTTCAATATATGCATCTTGAAGTTTTCTAGCGGCTTCTTGTTGATTTCCACCTTCTCTGATGGTTTTATTAAACTCATCAATCTCTTTTTGCATTCCAAGACGAGCCAATTTTTGTGCGTTCTCGCCGCTGATAGTTCCAGTAGTTAATTCTTGTATACCTTTTTGGAGTACCTTAGGACCACCGGCTAGCGCAGCGAAAGCATCATTTCTGGCTTTTGATTCTTTTGCTATAGCGTTTGCTTGTTCTTCAAGTTGTTTTTTTCTTACTGGATCTTGTTCTTTTTCCGCTTCTCTTCTTAATCGATCTTCTTTAGCATTGTCCATCATGTTCTTTAATTGAACTTGACGATTCATCAACATTTCTTTTTGTTGCGCTTTTAATGCATCGACATCTTTACCAGTTAATGCTGCTAATTCTTGTAGATTAACTTGATATGCTTGACTTTCTTTTCTTAATTTTTCTCTATCTCTAAGATCGCTCTGTACACCTCTACCCGATGCTGATTGTAATGCTAGATAATCCGCAGTACCTTGCATCATCTGTTCTTGGTTAATACCAAGACGAGACATCATTGCGCGTTCTTCGTCAGTAGCCTTGATTAGTTTTGCAAAACTTGCCTGAGCATCACCTGCATTTCCGCCCAAAGTTATTATGCTTTGACCCATACTTTGTATAGGTTTGATCATGCGACCTAATGTTTCAGCATTCAACCCAGCATCACGGGCCAAAGCCTGCAATGATTTAGTAGTATGCGTTCCTGCTGCACCTAATTTACTAAGTTGATCTTTACCTTCTAGATATGCTTGGCTAATCTTAAGATTAGCCTCCATGAGCATAGTGAACCCTTTAACAAGTCCACCTATGAGCATACCCAATGGGCCAAATGCTTTACCTAATGCAAATGCAGCATCACCTGCTGATGATAATCCTTGATTTAAGTTAGTGAGTTTTACGTTGGTATCTAATATACCACTAGCAAAACCTTTTAATGAGTCTTTAGCCTTAGCACCCGCTTCAGCTAATTGCAGGTCATATTGTATTAGTTTCTTTTGTGCCTCGATCCTAGACTTTTCGGCTTCGCTAAGACCGTCAGTATTCGTTTTTAATTTTTGTAACGCTTCTGCCGCTTTCCTTTCGGCATCTGTCATATTTGCAGTAGATTTTATATTATTGTTAGCTGCACCCGCAAGATCGCCCATTTGACCCGTGAGGTTACGGATCACTTCGTTGAGTTCTCTTACACTGTTATTCAGTTTATCAATATCTTCAGACATTTTTATTTGGCTACTTTTAGGTCAATAAATACACTTGTATTTATAATTGGAAAAATAGCCAATTTTTTACGAGGAAGACATATGGACAATAATCCTTTAAGACAATATTTTCGTAGACCAGCTGTATACTTTTCATTGCCTAGCAAGGGCACTGATTATGATAGTGATATAGTAGAGATGCCGGAGACAGGCGAATTACCTGTGTACCCAATGACTGCTATAGATGAGATCACAATCAGAACGCCTGATGCTCTTTATAACGGGAATGCTGTAACAGATTTAATCAAGAGTTGCGTACCTGCTATCAAAGATCCATGGAGATTAAGTTCAAGTGATCTTGATGCAGTATTAATCGCTATTAGAGCAGCAGCAGGTCAAGAGAATCTTGAAATAAACACTACTTGCCCTAAATGCAAAAATGAAGCAACATATCAAATCAATCTAGTTGGCATATTAGCAGAATTAAAACAAGCCGATTATAAATCCTTGTTAAGCATAAATGATCTTAAAATTAAGTTTAGACCATTGTCATATAGAGAAATGAATCAAGCTGCTTTGGATCAATTTGCTATACAAAAGAAATATAGTAACTTAGACTCTATGGAAGATGTTGATGAGAAAGCAAAAGTAACGCAAGAAGCGATTCGTGCCATAACTGAAGCAACAATGAAGATCATTTCAAATACTATAGAATATATAGATACGCCCAATGCAAGAGTAGAAGAAGTGACATATATCGATGATTTCTTGCATAACTGTGATGGTAGTGTATACATCGCTATCCGTGATCATAACGCTCAACTCAAGAATAGCACTGAATTAAAACCTTTAAACATAAAATGTGTCAATTGTAGCAATGAGTATGAACAACCCTATACACTAAACGCATCTGATTTTTTCGGATGACACTTCTTATAGCTAGCCCTGAGGCAGCAAAGAAGTATATTGATAATCTAGACGCTGAAGTTCAGGGCATAAGAAAAAACGCTATAACCATGGCTTGGAACATGAGAGGTGGCGCTACCTACGAGGATATCCTTAATATGTCTTTACAAGAAAGACAAGAAATAATAAAACTCATTGAAGAACATATGGATATCACAAAAAAGACAGAATTACCATACTTCTAAACATAAAGACAAACTTCGTTTGTCTAAGTCTTCGCTGTCGCTCAGACTTGTTTTTATTTTTTTTTTACTGAATTTATATTGCCGCCTTTGAATCCATGGTAGTGCTATTCAGCACTACCATTGGTAAAGACATTGCCATGCCCTATCACCCATGTTGTCTATTCCCCAATACATTAGCCAGTTTGCTATGTATTGCTACCGGTTGCCCTATAAAGTTTATGGGACTGTAGTGAGATACTGTTACATATCTCGGCAACGCATGTTCTATGATCGCAAGACAAAGTATATCATAGACTCATTGAGGGTTCGCAAACCTGTCGATTGCCCTCTCGGTTTTCCATAGATGTAAATCTATGCTTACTCCAGATCCGTCGGCACAGCACTACCTGTACTTCCTCAAGGAGGGTCGAGGTCCCCGACCAAACAAATTGTTTATATCTGTGATATTGTGTTATATGTTTCAGCAGGAATATTGATGATATGTGAGTTTGTCTCTGTGATGCCCGAGCAATAAGCTTTAAGTAAGTCTTTGTTGAGTTTAAAGAAATTATCATATTCGATAATGAGCCAGTCTTTATATGCCTTTGATGTATAATATAAAAAATGATCTGTTACCCAGGTCATTGTAGATTGTACGCAAACGAATTTACCTTTACGATTAAATTTCATAAAAAGTATGTTTAGATCGTCTGGTTCTGCCACTGCCATCATTTGATCTATCCAACTATCTAATGTTTTACAGTTGCCTGCTAGCACTTGATGAAATGGAAAATCAGCGTAACTCTTGCATTCAGCATTCATTTTGCTGAAACTTTGTCCGGGAACTATATCTCCCTTGAAACTACGGATCTGTCCTTCGTGTAGTATTTGTGTGCGTACTTGGTTTTTACCTCCTACATATGCACCTGAACCAGGAGCGCGAATAAAACTCTCATTATAAATTTTACTGAGATATATTGCTATCTCACGCTCAAAACTGTTTCCTTTCTGTTTTTGTGGACTAGGCATGTTAATATGTATTCGCCTACCACTCAGTGGCATAATTTTTATCTACTACATTACTCTTACATTTAAGGTTACATTCAAAACTATTTTCAACAAACTTTTCGTTCCAGAACATATCATTAACAACATCATGTAATAGATTGTTATGTAGGTTGTATTTTTTTCCTAACTCATTCCAATGTTTGTTATGACCATAACGATTTGCTACCCAACAACAAGGATAGAAATCACCCAAACTATTAATAAACAATCCTTTATTCCCGATATGGCATATAGGCTTTATGTCTCCTATAGTTTTAATGTTTTCATATAGTTCCAAATTCGTCTGCTTATATCTCTCGCGTAATATTCTACCAGATAGGTTTGTGATCTTTCTATCGAACCTATGCGTAGAGCTAATCAAGTTTTTATTATTTGGTTCTAATATATCATTTCTACCATAGTGTTCATACTTACTGCCAAACTTTGTGCTAAGAGTTAGTTGAAATTGATCAAAGCCAAGTTTTTTTGCCATGTCTTTCATAGTATCGATATGGTCTTCATTGAATTTAAAACCAATGCAGTCCCAGGTCATGTAACAATCGCTGTTGTTGCGTAAAGTATTGATACCCAACATGATGCTATCATAATCGCTATTGATGCGATATTGTTCGTTGCTATTTTGATCATAACCATCTAGGCTAAAGTGTACATGATCAACTTGTGTCAACACGCTGGCTAACTCTAACCACCAGTCATGTTTCTTATAACTACCGTTAGTTACTATTACTATAGCTACATCACGGAAAGACTTTAGATATCTTATAATCGGCACTAGATCATGCGCATATATGGGGTCACCGTCATCACCGCAGAATGTTACTTTTTCTACATAACGGCTAACAAATTCTGCTGTAAAATTTTTTTTGAAAAACTCTAAATTTAATTCAGTGTTGATCAATGTATCAGGCACCTCACTACGGGCACAGCGAGGACAGCGCAACGTACATTTGCTACTTACTTCTATATGCCAATGCCATAATGCTAAACTCATAATAAATCGTGGCTGGTATTGTATGTCGTGAAGCCGTTTTCTTTGATGACTCTTAATACACTTGGCACACGCCCTGCTAGTTCTTCACGATGACTTACGAGCCATACCGATTTATTTCTATTGCGACTCATATCTTTTAGAATAGCCATGCTATTCTCTACTCCCATACTATCCATACCGCTATCGATTAATTCATCTATGAATAATGTGTTGATTGGGCTATATAAACTTTCCCATACATCGCGGAAGGCAAATGACAAACCTAGTATAAGTCTATTGCGTTCGCCGCGAGAAAGATTATCAAAATCAAGTTCACGGCCCAACTCTGTGATTTGAACAGTAAGATCGTTTAAGAATATTACTTGATGAGGTAATCCGATCTTATCAAGATAATGCGTTAACCTTGCGTTAAGATAACTTAAATTTTGATCTATAATCTTCTTGCGGACGAAACTATCTTTGCTTGTCAATAATTCAAGCAAAAACTTTTGATGGTCATTGATTCTAGTGAGTTCGTTTATCCTATCGAAATTCACAGTCTGCAATGCTTGATTTTCCATATCAACGATTTGATCGGTATAAGGATTTTCTTCTTTTTCTTTTTCATCTATCTTAGATACTAATGCATCGACTAAACCACGATGTTGAAATGCTTCTTGTTCCGTATCATAATATAGTTTAGGTTGTTTGCCTAATACACCCAGTTCATCTTTCGTTGATTTCAATTGCGCTAGTAACTCATTGAATTCCTTGATGTTTTTCTCATTATCCTTTTTATTCTTTTCTTTTTCTTTAGTTACTTTGGCATGCTTTTCATCATGGAAGTCTTGACCACAAGTATGACACTTGTGATCTCTTAATTGAATAAGTTCCTTTTCAACCTTCTTTAATGCCTTTTCTTCTTTATCAAGATCATCTTGTGTTCTAGTTATGGTCTTTGCTAAGTCAGCGATATCTTTTTTCTTTTGATTATATGTTGCAAAGTCTTTATGACCCTGCAATTCTTTTTCAATATCTAATTTTTGTAATTCTTCTAGGTCTTCTTTTAGTTTTGCTAGATCCTCATCATGCTTAGTAAGCCATAATTTCGCTCTACGTTTTAAATTCTCAATCTGTTCTTGTACCCGTTTATTGGCCTCCTCGACAGCCTTTACACGGAACTCTTCTTCAGTTATACTATCCTTAGTTGATTTAATCAATGTCTTTATCAACTCAGCCTTTTCGCTTAGTAATGTTATACCAAGTAATTGCTCAATGATGTTACGCTGATCATTTGATTTCATAGCCAAGAATGGCTCGCTGTATGTGTTTAATGCTATAATCTGCTGAAACATATCAGGAGTCATGTTTATGGCTCTTTCTATGTGCTCCTGTGTTTCTTTATTCTCACCTTGAGCATCGTTCACACATTCTTCTTCTTTATTATCGACATAGAACTTAAGTATGTTTGGTCTGCGGCCCCTTTCGATCTTATAGTCTATGCCATTGCAACTAAACTCTAATGTTACCAACATGCCTTTAGCATTAGTACGATTTATCAGATTGTCTTTGCGAATTTGATTGATAGGCGTGCCGAACAATACATAACTCAATGCTTGAATCAATGTAGTCTTACCTGTACCGTTTCTGGCACCGTCACCGCCTAGATCAAGGTTCTCACCCAAGATTAATGTAAGTTCCTTGCTATCAAAGTTCACGGCTTGCGTGACTGCACCAATCGATAAAAAGTTTCGTAATGTAATATTTTTTAATTTAATCATAGATTCTTGTATATGTCTAATAATAATCTTTGGTCATAAAATTGACTTTCGATATTACTAATTTGATCTAGTATTATCTGATCTACTGATTCAAATTTCAACTCGCCTGGGGCAAGATCAAGTTGATGTTGCTCCAACTTCATAGGTATCAATGCCATTTCACGAAGGCTGTGTTTAGGTATCAGTTGTTCTTTGATGAAATTGGCTTCTTCATAACTGATATCTATATCAAGATGAACGCGGACGCTGCTTCTTGGCAATAATAATCCTTCAGGATTTTCAAGTATCTCGCTTAGTTTATATACACGAAACAATGGTTGATTAGGCCATGACTTGAATACAGGATCAACTCCCCATTCAAGTATCATCATTCCACGCGCATCATCGCCTGCATCGGCATAGTTATGTGGGAAGGCATTGCCCATGTACCATATATTTTTCCTTGCTTGTCTTTTATGAAAATGCCCGCTATAAACTTGTTCAAATCCATGTACGTGAGTATCGTTTATCTCGCCCACATCAGGCATCTCAATCATAGCATTCATATAGAAATGCGGCAATTCAAGATGGCTAAACAAATACTTACCGCTTAATTTGGATAATTTTTTATAGTCCTCTCCCACTAGCCACGGCGCTATCACAACATCGTTTTCAATAAACCAATCATTTATTATTGTTACGTTAGGCAAATGTATAGCCCATTCTACTGAATGAATGTCGCGGCGATCACGATAATAAAGATCATGATTTCCCGGAATAAAATATACATGATTGAATGCACCGCTTAGTTTTTCCAAAGCTCGCAATCCATATTGCATAGTATGTATATTAATGCTTGCTCTATGATGATTATAATCACCTAGGAATATGCAAGTCTCACAATTTTCGCTTTTGGCAGTTTTAATGAACCAATCGATAAAGTTTAAACAGTCTTGATTGTGTTCAAGACTGTTGCTCTTAAGACCAAAATGTATATCAGTAAAACATGCTGCCTTTTTAAATAGGTTAGACATCAATATATTTTATACAAATTTTGAGAGTTTATCAAGTTTTATGGTTATTCTTCATAACTTTCAAACTTTTGTCCTGCCATCTGTCTTGTATAACTTGGGTTTAATCCATTCATCTCTAAGATATCGTCACGGATATTTTGATTGCGCTTCTCAGTGTTCAATACACGGCAGAAACTATTTGTGATAGCGGCTGTATAATAAGCGAATGGGTTAGCACTCTTGGCTTCATTGAATCGTAACCCAACATAAGTCAATTGTAATATGGCGCTGTTACGCATCTCATCATTGTATGTGTATCCGCGCCAGTTATACTTCATGGCGTATTTCTCACACAACATGATGAACATACGGGCTAACTTATCTGTGATCTTGCCGTGATCCTTGCTGAACTCACCGGTCTTAACACCGTTTTTCCAATGACTTTTACCTACGCAAACAGCAGAATTATTGCTATCTAGTTTGTAATGCTGGAAAGGAGGAAAATTAACTTTGACATGTACCATGTCATCTACTTCACCTTTAGTCTTGTCATCTTCTAGATCGGCAAAAAATGTATCATCTTCTATGTCATCGAATTCTAAAATATCTATAGCAGTTTTCTTTACTATAATTTTACGTGGTTGTTTTGGACTGACAGGTATATGATCCCAGGTCATTACACGAAACACAAGATCAGTAACAGGAATGTCTTTTAATTTTACCTCTTCGCCTGTAGTTGCTAATATTCTTGCGGCTCTTACTTCTTTAGCGGCTTTGATGTTTTTTGGGCGGCTAATTTGTTCTAATGACTTTTCTAATGAATTTTGTGGCATGTCAATGATTAGATCGTATTGATGATATTCCTGCCTGGCATAGCAACAATATGATGTTTTGCTAGCGTGAATCTCTTTGAGAATATCTTTATTGTTTAAATAATTTACAGGTTTCTTAGTTGTTATAGACATAGTTCCTCTTATAAAAGTGTTGCGTAAATGATACATGGCCTGGCAACATTTGTCAAGCCTAGAATACAAAAACGGCGATTTTTAGGGCGATAAATAACAGACAGACATGCTATTTATGTGTCTGATAATCATACAAAGAGAATCACGATGGCAGACTGCTCACAATTTGATGCTGAATATAACACTAGGCTTAGTAAGTTTAACGAGATCAATGGTGGATACGGTGCATCCATATCTCGAGGTATAAATGCTGCCAAAAGCCTTGATGTTAGAGGCGCATACGGGCCAATTGCTAATCTAAAAGAGTGGCTCGCCGGCGCAGAGATATTAGACACCGCTCTTTATAATCTATCATCCAAAGCAGAAAAGGCCGGTTGTCCGGCTGCAGCCGCTAAATTCGACCAGTTAGGGGAAAGAACTGAAGACCTTATCAGAGATATTGAAACTGGTATAGACGATGTAGAATTAGCGATATCAGATGCAGAAGATAAGATACAAGAGGCTGAAGATGCAGCCGCTCAAAAGAAGCAAGACGATCTAGATTCATTAGAAGAAGTAGAAGTCACAGGTAAAAAGACACCTGAAAAGATAGATCCAAAAGATGTACCCCCCGGAGACAGCTTAGAAGAAGTTACTGTGACGGGGAAAAAAAGTCCAGAAAAAGTCACTGCCGCCGATCCTAAAGTAGCAGCAGACGAGAAAAAGAAAGCAGAAGAATTAGCAAAGGCTGAGGCTAAGGGCCCGGACAAGATTAACACTAATTCAGGACTTCCCGGCGAAGTCAAAAAAACAAGAGCGCAGGCTACACTACAAGATACTACAAACTTTCAACAACGAAAAGATTGGCGTGTGCGACTAGCATTAAGTCCAGGCGCGCAACAAGCAAAGTATCTTTATTACTCAGATACTCCAGGTATACTTGCACCACTAGCTGCAACTGATGGGATTATATTTCCATATACACCTACTGTGAATGTAACCTACGCTGCTGCCTATAATTCAGTAATGCCGGTACATAGTAATTACAAAATATTTCAATATGAAAGTAGTTCTGTAGATTCTATAACTATAACTTGTGATTTTACTGCACAAGATACTGAAGAAGCAAACTATATGCTAGCAGTCATACATTTTTTCCGTAGCGTGACTAAGATGTTTTATGGACAGGATGAGATGCCGAAGCCAGGAACACCGCCTCCATTATGCTATCTGTTTGGTTATGGTGAATTTCAATTTAATGCGCATCCATTAGCGATAACTAACTTCACGTATAACTTGCCACCTGATGTTGATTACATCAGAGCAGGAGCATTGACATTGCCAGCCGGGGTCAATAGGGCACCATCTGCTGATGGTAAAAAAAACCTAAGAACTAATCCTTTTGATGCAGTAAAAAATAGATTGATAGAAAATGCTGTTAGTAAGTTAGGTGGCACAGCGAAAACTATTATAAACGTATTGATACCCGGCGGCAAGTTATCAGGTCCAAATTTTGGAGGGGGCGGTGCAGCTGGCGGAGGGGGTTTTAACAGCACTATACCTCCTGGCACTAAAGAACCTACATATGTGCCCACTAAGATTAACATCAGCATCAGCGCTGTACCTATCGTAAGTAGATATGATATCAGCAACAGATTTAGCGTGAAAGATTATGCTAGCGGTAAGTTATTGAATGGAGTCAAGCAAGCAGGCGGAGGCATCTGGTAATGTCAAGCAACGCAATATACCCAAGAACTAGTCCATACAAAGAGACAGAAATATTCAATCAGAAGTTCTTAGACTTTATGACGTATAGACCTATACCTGCTCAGCCTAGCGATGTACAGATTATTTTGGCAGAAGTTTACAACTTGCGTCCTGATTTGCTAGCATATGACTTATATGGAGATAGCAAACTCTGGTGGGTATTTGCTGTGCGAAATCCAAATAGATTAGGCCCAGATCCATATTTTAATTTCGTGACAGGCGTAGAATTATATGTGCCTACTATGGATACACTAAGACAAGCATTGGGTATATAATAAATGGCAATCAATGTTAATCAGGTTGATGACGATCAAAGCAGCCTAGCAGTATCATACCTAAATCAAAAACAAAATGTATTTCCTGCAGGATCATTTGTAGCCACAAATATTTCTACTACAGGAGCAGCCACTGGCACAGCAGCCAGTCCTGGTGCTGCAGGCATGGGCGGCACTGAGAGACCTGGCAAGCGATTATACAATCCACTATCAAAACTAGCGAGTTATACATATCAGATATCATGGTATATGATTACTCCAGACGCATATCAAGAGTTTGTTAACACCGGTAGAAGAAATATCAATGCATTAGCGACTGCTGGCCCCGTCAGCGATGCTAATCCAGTAGGCGCAGGCGCTGGCGCATATATTATCGCACAAAGCGGCGGTATTAACAACAACGTAAGTAGAAGAGCACCAGGATTCCAATTAGATTATTATATTGATAACTTGCGCTTCAGCACAGCTTTGGGAACAAAAGGTACAGGAACGGATACTAGCGCAATCACTAATTTTAATTTCGTTGTCACAGAACCATATGGATTTAGTTTTTTGACTAATCTTAAAAGAGCAGGTGATGCATTAAAAGCGTATACTGATTCTACGAGCTTTAAAGAACTCAGCAACAATTTTAAAAATATTTTTATATTAGGTTTAAGATTCTATGGATACGACATCAACGGTAACTTGATAAAACCGGGCGATCAATTATATGGAGAACCTATAGATCCTGCAGGTACAGATGCATTGTTTGAAAATTATTATGACATGGAAATAACCAATGTCAAGTTTAAATTAGATGGCAAAGCTGTTACCTACAATGTGGAAGCAGTAAGCATCAACGCTCAAGCACTATTAGGTACAAAACGAGGCAGGATACCCACTGGTGTCAAAGTACAGGGCAATAATGTAAACGATGCTCTTAATGGTATTAATGGTTTAATAACTAAATTAAATCAAAGCGAATTACAAAGAACCGAGAAAAAAAACCCATCAGATGGCATACCTAACAAATACTCAATCAAATATGTAGGCGATGCTGAAAATAGGATTGGTCGTGCTAGCATGGTCACACAAAGTGATTTAGATAAGATTAAGTGGCCGGGCAGTGGAGCAAAAAATACAACTGAATCTACTGATGCTAAAGGCGTTAAGCCACCAGATCCAAATGAAAGAATGATGATTTTTAACAATGATGTTTCTATAATACAAGCTATAGAAACAATCATCAAGCGCAGCGCCTACATGGAGAATGCTTTAAAAACTGTATACGCTAATACTAAACAACCTGATATAGATCAAAAAAATAATCCTCAAGTTAAGCGTGAGAATCCATTACCGTTAGCCTGGTTTACAGTAAATTCAGAAATAGTTAAATGTGAGTGGGATGATACGATAAAAGACTGGGCTTACGAACAAAATTTTATCATAGCCGTCTATGAAATACCTAGCGTAGCGACACCATACGCTCCTGATCAAACCAAATATTATGGTCCACATAAGCGTTATGATTATTATTTTACTGGACAGAATAGTGAAGTATTAGATTATTCACTACAGTTTGACAATCTATATTTCAATACTGTATTAGGTATTGAAGAAAAAGATTTTCAGAGTTTATCAAAGAGTCAGAACCCAGGGGCAGAACGAGAGGGTCAAGCAACACCCGCAGATGGATCAGGATCTAGTACTGGAAATACAAAAACTACATCAGGTAATACTGGACAAAAAGCAGATGCTCCCCCGCCCGGTACTAAAAATACTAGCGCAGGAACGGCAACAGCGGGCGGTACATCTGTCAAGACCGGTGTAAAAAGCAAAGGGGATAGAACCGGTACTCTTGCTGTAGGTACTGAAGCACAGAATAGTATAGTCACTAGTCTACATGATATAGGAGCATATGCTAATGGTAAGATTAAAATATTGGGCGATCCTGATTTCTTAATCCGTGATGCTGCCACATCTGTCACACAACTTTATAATAAATTTTACGATACTGATGGTTATACTATCAGTGCAAACGGAGGACAGGTATTCATAGAGGTCGCTTTCAAAGAAGCAGTTGACTACAAGAATAGCACTGGTCTTATGGAAATCAATGAAAGTATTTTCTTCTTGAATTATCCGCAATATATAAAAGATATGACTCAAGGTGCTTTAATATGGGAAGTGGCACAGGTAGAAAGCACTTTTGCAAGTGGAAAATTTGAACAGGTGCTATCATTGATAGGTACTTCGTTTGACACAGGCGAATCAAGCACAGATTCCAGCACAGCCACTAGTGGTTCAAGTACATCAGCATCAGCCAATGATGATCAGAAACCTTTACAGAATTTAGATAAAAGCGGTTTAACAAACTTAGACGGAACACCTCTTAGAGGCGGCGGATAATAATGGCACAAGACGTTATAAAACCAAAAGGTCCACTTAAGAGAAGCAGCCCAGATGCAGGCGGCGCTAATCCACGCATGGTTCCTGCATTGGGTATCGTAAAAGATAATGTTGATCCTAAACGCAGCGGTCAGGTCATGGTCTATATCTCAGACAACAGCGGTCTAGATCCTGAAAACAAAGACAACTGGCGTCCAGTGACTATGTTGAGTCCCTTTTATGGTGTCACAAGACCAGACGCAGGTGATACAGAGTTGGGAACATTTAAGACTAATCCAAGCAGTTATGGTATGTGGTTTAGTCCCCCCGACATAGGGACTACTGTGCTATGCTTGTTCGTTGATGGTGATATGAACTATGGATTTTATGTAGGTTGTGTCATGTCGCCGGAAGCATTGCAGATGGTTCCTGCTATAGGTGCTACTGATAATATAATACCAAACGAAGGTGAAGCAAAAAGTTATGGCGGTGCGAAACGATTACCAGTCACTAACATCAACACCAACAACAAAAATGTGGCTGATAGTTCTGAATATTTGACAGCACCTAAACCTGTACATAGTTATAGCTCAACCATAATGTTTCAGCAGGGTATATTGCGCGATCCAGTCAGAGGCCCCATAAGTTCAAGTAGCCAGCGTGAAAGTCCTAGTAGAGTTGGTTGGGGAATCAGCACACCAGGCCGCCCTATATATGAGGGAGGGTTTGATGATACTAGCATAGCAGATAACCTTCAAGCAGATAAAAGCAAACAACTAAGGGTGGTATCGCGTAGAGGTGGTCATACTATAGTCATGGATGACGGTGATATCATTGGTCGTGACCAATTAGTTAGAATCCGCACGTCATTAGGTCATCAGATATTAATGAGTGATGACGGACAGACCTTGATGATATTGCATTCTAATGGACAAAGTTATGTTGAACTAGGCAAAGAAGGTACAGTAGACATATATGCTACTAATAGCATAAACCTTCGCACACAAGGCGATCTAAACTTACACGCTGATAATAATGTAAACATACATGCTACAAAAAATTTAAACATACAGGGCGAAAATATTCATATTAATAGTGAAAAAGAATTCAAGCAAAGAGTTGGCGCAGATAGTCAATATTTTACAACGGGAAAAAATACAGTCAAAGTCGGCGGTGCTTATAGTGTTAACTCAGGCGGTCAAGCAAGCATGGCTTCGGGCGCAGAGGCATTTGTAAATGGCTCTAAAGTAAATTTAAATAGCGGGCAGGCATCAACGCAGCCGGCTGAAGTTCCTGCGATAGATAAGACATTACATACTGATACATTATTTGATGAAGAAAAAGGATTTGCAGCAGCGCCAGGCAAACTAGTTAGCATCACAAGCCGCGCACCTGCACATGCGCCATGGAGCAACGCAGGTCAGGGAGTTGATGTAAAGACAGATTTAAATGCTAGCAGTTCGTTGCCTTCTTCACCTGCAAGCAGCGTACAACAAACAAATCAAGTAGCAGCAAGCTCATTGAATAATCCAGTAGCAACATCATCTGCTGCTACAGCACCTAACATGGGCGCTGCAAGCAAGGCATTGAACACACAAGCAACACAAGCCATATCAGGTGCAGTAGCACAAGCAGCAGCAGCAGGACCGTTGAAAGACGCAGTGACAAAGGGCACGGCTATAGCACAGACAAGTGAAGGCACTACTGTAGGTGTAGGCAAATTTGCGTTGACGCCAAAAGCATTAGAACAAGCAGGACAATTAAAGCCTGGTTCGGCAGCATTAGTTACTTCATTAGCAGCATCTACAGGTAATGTAGCAACAAGCATGACTAATAATCTGTTTACTGGTAAAGATGGTGCAACCAATCTAACTAGCCTTGTAGATAAAGTTGATACTCAAGCAAAAGCTTTGACTACAAACTTACAACAAGCACAGACTAAACTACAAAACGCAGGCGCTATTACAGGCAATGAATCAGCAGGACAATTAGGCGGCATGGTCATGAGCGCAGCCAAGAACGGCGTAGGCGCTACAGTAGATGCTATTAAAAATTCGGCAGGGTCATTGCCAGGAGCACCAAACTTACCAACAGGCAAATTAAATTCAGTGATGGGCGATATAAGCGCAGGTAATTTCGCAGGTAAGATAGGCGAAGGTGCTGCAGGTGCCTTATCTGGACTACAAAGTTCACTAGAAGCAGCAGTAAATTCACCAAGCCTCGCTGCTGTAGCAGATCAGGCTAAAGGAATAGCAGCCGGCGCATTTAGTGCCATAACATCATCATTTAAACCCATGGAAGCAGGAAAGCCACAGAATTTGACAGCATTAGCAAAAGAAGCAGCAGAGGCAACAACTGAAGCAGGATTATCGGGAGCTACAAACTCATTAACACAAGCAGCTGGCTCATTAGCAGGCAAGGCTAAAGAAGCAAAAGCCGGAGCACTTGATAAGTTAACATCTATGGCAACTGGAAAAACAGGTATCGGTTCCGTCACTGGGGCAGATATAGGCAGCATAGCGGCTAGCGCAAGTAAGTTATTGCCATCAGGTGGTAGCATAGCAGATAGTTTAGTAAAAACAGCAGGTTCGTTATCAGGATCAAATCTAGGTTCATTAACCAGCACAGGCAGTGCGTTATTAGCAAGTTCAGGTAAATCAGCACAAACAGTGGCTACAGCATTTGCAGGCTCGGTAGCAGGAGGATCATCAGCATTAACTTCAGCAGCAGCAGCAAAGGGCGGCAGCGTAGCAGCAGTAGCCTCAACAGTAGCAAGTGGTTTAAGCAATTTACCGGGCGGTCAGGGAGCAGTAAGTAGCATAACCAATCTTGCTAAAGGCGCATCGCCAGCATTACCCGGCACAGCGGATCTAAAGTCTGCTATTACCGGAGCCGCTACAGATAAACTCAATAACTTAGGCGGTAGTTTAGGAGGCTTGGCGGGCAAAGCCAATGATTTACTTAGCAAAGCAAAAGACGGTGCAGGCTCACTGACTTCATTGCTATCGTCTGGATTACCTGCAGGCGCAGCTGCACAACTACAAAGCGCATTAGGCAGCATAGCAAGCGCAGGATCAGGTATCAAAGTACCTAGCATCGCACTTAATACAACAGATAGATCAAGCATTTCTAGTGCTATCTCAAGTCAATTGGGAGATCCTGCGATACCAGCGCCGAAATTTGGTGAAGTAGATGAGGCAGCAAAGTCTACCATTGAAGATTTTGCTAAACAAAAGTCTGAATATATCATTGAGCAAGGCAAATTATTAATAGCATCTTTGAAGGCTGAAACTAAGATGATAGAAGCACTAGACAAATATTTAAAAGCGCAACAAAATTTACCTGCAGGTGATCCACAGATTGATATAGAGAAATCTATGTATGATGCAGCGATAGGAGAATACACTGCATCACAGGATAAACTTGTTAAACTAGATGAGCAATATCCTGCTGTAGCACTTGCTTTATATGGAAATGCACAGACGACAACTGACAGCGCAAACACAAGCAATACAACTGTTACTGTAATTCAAACTAAAGTTATTAAAGGTATCGCATAATTTTAAACTATAAATATCAATATGCCACAATATATCGGATTCAGCACAATAAATGCTAATAAACCTAAGACAACTAATGCCCCACCAGGTATTGATGGGGGCGTAGGATCATTAGTAAATCCTGTAATTCCAGGTAAAAAATTCAAGTTGAATGATGAAAATCTTGTCGTACAAGATTTTGTCAATAGCCTTAATATTAGACAGGGCGAGAAAGTGGGTCAACCTGGATACGGGACTACATTATGGAACTTCGTGTTTGAACCTAATACTCCTGACGTTCAGTTTAGCCTAGAAAATGAGATCACACGAATAGCCAATCAAGATCCAAGACTGATAGTAAACACTGTTAGGGCATATCCACAAGAGAATGGCATATTACTAGAGGTAGAATTAGCCATACAGCCGTTCAATGAGGCTACTTTATTAAGCGTATTTCTTGATAGCACTACTAATCAAGCCGCTATACAATAATCTTGAAAAACTGGTTTTTTGGTTTGATAAATAATAAAATCAGAGAGTAATTATGGCTAAAAGTTCTAGACAAGCAGCATTGTTCGGCGTAAATGACTGGAAAGCAATCTACCAAACTTTTCGCGAGGTAGATTTTCGTAGTTATGATTATGAGACACTACGCAAAAGTTTCATAGACTACCTGCGTGTTTACTATCCTGAAACCTATAATGACTATATTGAAAGTAGCGAATTCATAGCCCTGCTTGATGTAATGGCATTCATGGGTCAGGGTCTGGCTTTTAGAAATGACTTGAACGCTAGGGAAAACTTTTTAGACACAGCCGAGCGCCGTGATAGCGTAATCAAGTTAGCGAACTTAGTGAGCTATACCCCAAAACGCAATATTTGTGCAGAAGGTACACTGAAAATCACAAGCATACAGACTAGTCAGGACATCACAGACTTTAATGGTGTTAATCTAAGCAATTTGCCTATATTGTGGAATGATCCTGCAAATGCGAATTGGTTTGAGCAATTTAATACAATATTAAATGCAACATTGATTAGTTCAGAAAGGATAGGTCGCCCAGGCAATGTTAGTGATATATTAGGTGTGGACACAGCAGAATATAGCATGAATATACCCCAAGGTAGTTTGCCTATAGTGCCATTTACTAGCACAATAGATGGTACTACTATGAATTTTGAATTAGTCAGCGTCACTAGCGTAGATGAAGATTATCTTTACGAGATACCACCTGCGCCGACCGGCAAATTTAATTTTTTATATAAGAATGATCGTCTAGGTTTTGCTAGCAGTAATACAGGTTATTTTGTATATTTCAAGCAAGGTGTATTGAATAATTATGATTTTGTGCTAGAACAACAAATAAGCAATCAAGCTGTAAATATAAATATTGAAGGTATCAATAATACAGATACTTGGT